CAGTTGTATTAATTGACGATTTTCTTATAATTGGACCATATTTATCTAATCCACCTAAATCTAAAGAAGCTTTTGCTTCTGCTAAAGCAAATGGAGAAAAAGTATCTTTTTTATCTACATATCTTCCGTAATCTGCGGAGTATCCTAATTTTTTAGCTTCATTAAATAAACTATCCGGAGCATAGCCTGAATTTTTTAAAAGATCATTTCTTAATTTAGTAGCTCCTGTTGTTAAAAAGTATTCTTCAAAAGAAGGTCCTTTTGGATCAGCATAACCTCTTGCTCTAGTAAATTCTTCAATAGAATTTGCTTTTCCAGCATTTAAAGTTGCAAGTGCATCATTTTGTCTTAATGTTTTTACTAAAGTTCCTTGTGTTTGTTCAGAACCAGGTTCTTTTCTTTTTGCAACTAAAATATCTTTATCTGATACTGGAACAAATTTACTTAATTCATTTACTATTAGTTGATCATTTAATCGATTTAAACTTGCATTAAATTCTGCAGCATTCGTTATATCAAATTTTCCTATACCTTCTCTAAAATTTTCAGGAACTAAATCTATTAAAGCTTGAACTGATGCTGGTATTTTTTGTAATAAAACACCTGTTTGTAGTCCTTTACCTTGATCAAATTGTTCTTTTAATAATTTTTTCATTTGATTATAAACAGGAAGAGTATTTGCGGCTCTTGTTACATCTTTATTTCTATCTCTTAAATCTTTATATAAATCAACTTCTATGCCTGTGGGTTTACTCATTTCATTTTGAAGTTTTAATTGTTCAATTAAATTTTTTTGACTTTTTGATTCTGCCGTTGCAGCTTCAGCTTTTTCTGATGATAAAAATTGTTCACCTTTTAATTGTCCTTTTGCAATTTTACCTAATGGAGATTTAAACTCAGGATCATATCCAGATGATTCTGCTATTGTATAAAGTCCTCTTATAAAGTTAGCTCTTTTTTTTGGATCTGCATAAATTTCATCTAACTTATCGGGAATAAATTTTGATATACCTACTAATGCAGTTCCAGTAAAATTTGCAAAATTACCAATGCTTCCACCAGCATTTTCCACAACTTTACTTACTCCTTTTGATATAGAAAAATCTTTTAAAAATTTAGAAATAGATCCTTCTTCTTTATCCTCTACTTTAATTTCTTCTTTAGGTTCTTCTTTATTTTCAAGTTTTGTTTCAATATTTAAAGTGTTTGATAAAGCTCTACCTGTATCTACTGGTATTTTTTTATTTTCATTATCTTCTAAAGCATCATTAAGTATAGCCATTTAATGTACTCCTTTAAACTCTACATCAATTTTAGAATAATCTACTTTTAAATAACCAGAATTATCAAGTATAGCAGCATGAGGAACTTGATGAGCCATAACACCTTGATAAACTTTATCATCACCTTTATAAGTGAATGTATATATATTAATACCCGATGGAGATTTTCCAATTAGATTTATATTATTTTTTAATCTTATATCAGAGAAAGCTTGAGCTGCTCCGATAATTTGACCAAATGGACTTGGACCTCCTAATACTTGAGAAGTAAATCCTGATCTTTCTTCTCCATAACTTCTGATTGGAGCACCTGATAAAGCACCAATTACTTGTCTTACTTGTTCAGTTCCATATTGTTGTTGTTCTACAAAATCTCTATATGCTTCTGCAAGACCTGCTTGTTCTATTCCTCTTGCAGCAGCACCAAATTGACCTATACCTTGAGCAGCTCCTGATAAAGCTCCTAATTGAGATTGAGCAGCTCCTAATTGTGTTGCTCTATCAGCTGCAAATCTTGCAGCTCCTGACTCGAATCCTGTTTGACGTAATCTTCCAGAAACGTCTCCTACTTGTCTTAAATATTCTCCACCTAATATACCTCGTTGAACTCCTTCACGACCGCCTCCAAATGCACCTGCTCCTATAGCTTGACTTGATAAAGCTCGTTGTTGTTGTTGATAATTTCTTTCAACATCTCCTAATGCTGATTGTACAACTTGATTCTCATATGGATTCATGTATTGTTGTGCCATCGCTGGTGTAAATGTTTGTGCACCAATAGCAGCTAATTGACCTGCTTGTGGTAAAATTTGTTGACCAAAAATATTTCCCGCCTGTTGTTCTGAAGGTGTTAATTGAGCTACACGTTGACCTTGATAAGCTTGAAATGGTTTTTGACTTTCAGTTTCAGCACGTCTTAAAGTTCTTTCTTGAATCTCTTTAAAGTATTCAGGAATTTGATAAGTAGTCGTTTGCTGTTGCGGTGCTTGTACGACAGTTGTTGATGGTTTAAAAATACTACCCATTGATTATATAAGTTCCTCCAATTACATCAAATCCAAGTTTTAAAAAAGCAAGATGCTTACGCCCTACTTCTTTTCCTTGGAATATTTCACAAATCGTTGTTAAACGATTTGCTTTTGCATATTCTTTCAATACGATCATCATTGAACGAAAGACACTATAGTTTCGATAACGTGGATTCACATGAAGCCATATAGTTCTTAAAAATTTTTTATCACTATACCACGTTTCGTCTATTGTAGCGCCTAATGTTCCTACAATAATATTATCGTATTCTACTACTATAACAAAACTATTTCTAATGTAAAATATTATATTTTCAAGGCTTTTTTTATTATTAGCATTTCCAAAGTTAAAAGGTGCTTCTTTTAACCATGTTTTAAGTAATTCTCGTATATTTACAGCATCAGCAATACGAGCTTGTCTTATTTTAAACTTATCTTTTTCCATCAGCATTTACGTTTATTCTAAAAGTTCCAAATCTCCAGTTATCATTTAAATCATTACTTTGTATTCTTAACGCAACTTGTCTTCCTCTTGCACGTACACTATTAAACCTTGTAGAACTATTTACTACAACATTCGTAGTCTCAAATAATGTGTCATTAGGGTAATCTCGTGTTCTTAAAGTAATTGTAGCATTACCAGCTTGATTTTTAAAATCAGGTATAATTTTATCTATAAAGCTAAATTCTTCTCCATCCGCTATATCTCCATCACCTGATTCTATAAATGAGGTTAAAACATTTCCATCAGCGTTGACACCATCTTCTATATTATATAATAAAGAACGACCTGCTGTGAGACCAAATATTGTAGATATACTATTAGAAGTGTCATTAGCAAAATAAGTTCCACCTATAGGAAACTCAGTTACACCATTATCTATATAAACACCTCTTTCAATAGTTCCAAAATACCAAGAACCTTCTTCATAATTAAAAGTTACATATCGATCAATTTGATCAGAGCTTGATGAACAATAGTACCATGTAATTTCTGAGTAAAAAGCATTCGCACCACAATAGACTTGAGCATATTGTACTTTATTAATATCATCAAATACTTTATTAATAATAGGACATGGTATTTCTTGAACCGCTCCTACATATCGAAAGAAAATACCACTAGACATCCAGTAGGCGACATCGTTGACTATAATAGAAGCATTTAAACTAACCGCTCCACAATCGTTACCAAGTTGTCTAAATCCAAATATAAAAGGAGGACCTACAAACGCCATAGAATGAAGTGCTGTATCAGTCCATATTAATATAGCTCCCTTTGCTGGTTTAGCACAACGTATTTCACTACCTCCAGCTATTCGTTGTGATCCCGCTGAGTTGACTGTATTAGGCGTCCATTCATTATAATTTTCTTGATCAGACCATGCTATAAAGAGTTTATCTTGTGTAGATGCATTTCCAATACTTGTCTCTGTTCCAAAACAAGCTAGTATTCTTACATCTGTAGCAACGACTGATGTAATAGAAGTAGATGGAGCATTTGCTATTTTAGTAGCTCTATTATTTGTAAAACCAGCCGAAGTATTCCATTCATAAGTAGCTCCATTTAATTGAGTTAGAATTAAATCTTCTCCCCAGTTATTTAAAGTCCAGTTTCTTAAATCTATTGTAATTTGAGATGTTGAAGCCGCTTGGTTCCAATTTTGAGCACCATTCCATGCGCCTGCACCCCAGCCATATCCAAAAGTTTGTTGATCGGGTCCTATTCCTATTTGATATTGTACTGTAGCATTTCCATTCGCTGTAACTGTAGAAGTTGCATTACTATTTGTAAGAATCACATAAGCATCAGTATTTGTGATATTTTGTATTTCAAATTCATTATTAAGAACTGT